GGATGTTGAACAGGCGGCCCTTAATGCTCCTGATCGAATTCAAATGGCCGGAAGTGTTCGTAATCTTGTTGATAAAGCCTTTACTGGTTTTGGTTCTGACGCAGGCCTTAAAGCTGCACAGGTTCTGGAAGCGTCCGGCATTGCTGTTAAAGGAACAAGCGAATCTGAACAGTTGGATCAGTTATTGAATGAAATGACAATCGGAACTGCTGGTTCTTTGAAGGGTGCTTTGTCTGATAAAGACCGAGAGTTTGTTAAACAGACTATTGGTACTCGTGGTTTGACAAAATCAACGCTGCAATATGTTGCGGATGAGCTTGAGCGTAGAGCACGAGTAGACGCCGCGCTGAATAAAGAAGTTAATGATTACAAAGGTAATTTGAATGATTTTAACTTTGCAGAAGCCCGTAGCCGCGCTGTTAAATCTGTAAACGAGCGTCAAGCAAAAGAGAAACGACTGCGTGAATTGGAACGTAGAGCAGCAGGAGGTCAATAATGGCTTTATCACAAGCTGAACAAGCAGAACTGGAACAACTGAGGTCTGAGCTTGGCTATGGGCCTCTAGGGGAACCTATTCCAGGCGTGACTGTCCCTACATATTCTCCGGAAGAAACAAAGAAAACAGCTAAAGAGCTTGCTGCTGAAGCTTCTCCTATGCTAGGAGCTATTGTTGCTCCGTTGTTTGGGCCAGCAAACGTGCCTATCAGAATGGGTTTGTCTGCTCTTGGTGCAGGTGTCGGCACAGCAGGAAAACAAGCTATCGAAACCTATGGTTTAGGTCTTCCTTGGACTGTCGGCAAAATGGCAATGGAGTATCCTAAAGAAATGGCTTTAGGTGCGGTAGGCGAAGGCGCAGGACAACTGATTGGAAGAGGCATCTCTAAGATTAGCAATTTATTTTCCAAACCTGTGGCTGCAACAGATGAGCTTGCCTCTAAACAACAAGTCCAAGGCATGCTGCAAGGACAAGGGACTACTCTTGGAATTCAAGAAGCAGCTCCTGATTCTACATTATCTAAGATTGTTGAACGCATTTCTCGTATTGGCCCTACGAAAGCTGCGGTTGCTCAGGATGTTAAATTCAAGCAAGCGTTGTCTCAGGAAGTAAGTGATATTGCTTCAACTTTGACTGACGATGTATTGTCTCGTTCTGAACTTGGTGCAGGTTTGATGACTGTTCAAGCGGAAGGTAAGACAGCCTTATACGATAGTTATGGCAAAGGTCTAAAGGACATTATGGATCGTGGTGGCTCAGCCATCGTTGATTTGTCCCCTATGCAAGCTATGGCCCGTGCTGAACGTGCTAGAGCATCTTCTTTGCTAAAAGAAGGTGAAAGTGCTTCACAAGTTCTCGGATCAAAAGGAAACGCTGAGATTGATAGTATTTTGGCATTTAAGCCTGAAATGACGTTTGAAGAGGCAAACGAAGCACGTAAGCTCCTTCTTAAAAAGCAGCGTACCTACGACAAAGGAACTCCTGAATATGATCTGATTAAAAAAGCAATCGGAGATATTCAAACACAGATGGATATTGGAGCCACGAAACTCTCCCCTAGTTTGTACAAAGATTATCAAACACTGTCTGCTAGCTATAAACAAGCAATTAAGGAGCTCGATCCTAAGATTCTTGCTAACGCTGCAACCAAGTATCCTGAGAAAGTCGCTGATGATCTTCTTCAAAACGGTAAGGTATCTGCTTGGCGTGAAACAGAAAAACTTCTTAAACAAGCTAAATCCCTAGGCGTTGAGACTGAAGGATTGGCTGAGAATGTTCAACGGGCTTATCTTGAAAAGACTTTTGCGGATAGCGGGCTTACTAATGTAGGTAAAAAACTACAAGAAGATAAAAAGTTTGCTGAGCAATTTGATGCTGTGCTGCCTGAAGCTGTTAAAAACAGAGCAAAGGTAGTGGCTAGGGCTGGTCAGCTTCTAGCAGAACGTGGGAAAGGAGTTGATCTTCAAACAGCCGCTGCTTTGTCTTCCGCTGTTGGTGCTGGCGCTGGTGCTGCCTATACAGGCGACATCAAAGGCGGCACTGTGGGAGCTGGTGCTGGCTTAGCAACATTGATTATTGCCCCTAAGATTGCTGCAAAAATTGCTTATTCTCCAACAGCAACTCAAAAATTGTTGCAAGCTAGCGGAGAAGCCAGTAAAGGTAATATGTCGGCTGCTTTGGTAAAGATGGCCGAAATGTACCGAGAACTCAAGCTGTCTCCTACTGAAATGCAAGAAGTTTCAAGACCTGTAGCACCTACTTCTTTAACCTCTCAGGAACAAGAAGAACTTCAACGTCTTCGTCAAGAACTGAGCCAATAAGGTGTGGATCCTCTAACTCTTCTGGCTATGGCTAATACAGCCGTAGCAGCAGTCAAGAAAGGCTGTCAGCTCTATAAGGACATGAAGGGAGCTGCTGGTAACGTCAAAGAGATACTTGATGACATTAACAAGCAGTTCGCAGGCAAGAAAGTCTCTAAAGAGCAGGCACAGAAGATAGAAGAGAAGAAGGCAGAGGTCAAGGCTGCGGCCTCTGCTGATCCTAATGACGTTATTGGCAGGATTGGAGAGAACCTGGGTAACTTCTTCGATGCTTTTGACAAGATTGAACAAGCATTCTGGGAAGAAGAACGTAAATCCAAGATAGTCTACTCAGGTGACGAGTCTTTAGGAAAGAGAGCCTTAAACCGAGTCCTTATCCGCACACGCCTAGAGCAAATGCATGCAGAGATACGTCAGGAGATGACTTGGAATACTCCCCCAGAGCTAGGGGATCTCTGGAGCAGGTTTGAGAAGATGCGTGAGCAAATGATACAGGAGCAGGAATTAGCCAGAGAGAATCAACGCATTAAAGACCAACAGACAGCCTTCCGTAAGCGGGAGTTCATTAGCTTTATTGAGAATCAGGTGATATGGGCCGTGGCGCTCCTAATAATTACAATATTTCTCAGCCTGTTATTGTGGTCGATAAAGCGACACAACGAAGGCTTACTTCGGCTATGGTTGGCTTAGTTGCATCATGGACTGTTATCTTGGCTTTAGTGGTGACTCTGGGTTTTCTGTACACAGAGATGCAGATTGCTAAAGGTTCAAACACTTATAAGGACAAGAGAATAGAAGCTCTTAAACATCAATACGAACAAGTTTGTCGAAAGGAAGATTAATGTTACCTATTATTGCATCCATTGTTAGTGGTCTTATATCCAACGGTCTTCCCAAAGTGGCTGATGCTGTTATGGACAAAGGCGTGGATTATGTTCAACAAAAGCTTGGTGTGGAACTAAAGCCTGAGCATGAGTCAACCCCTGAAGATTATGCAAAGATTCAAGCAGAAGCCAACCGACACTCTGAGTTCATGGCTGCTTTGGATGAAAAGAGCACTCAGAGAGCTACGGATATGTATATGAACGATGAAGGTACTCGTAAATTCAGTCAAATGTACGCATGGTTCATCACCGTGGTGTCTTTTGCTTACTTCTTCATGGTTTCTTTCATGCCTATTGAGAACCGTAACCGTGACTTTATCAACATTATCCTTGGTTTCCTGATTGGTACTGCTGTTAACAGTTTGATTCGCTTCTTCTATGGTTCCAGCAACAAAGCCCAGGAAGATGTGGATAAGAAACAGAAGGAACAGGCAGGAGGAGACAAATGAGGATAGAACTCTTGCAAGCTGCTAAGATCAAGAATCCTGAGAAGTGGCTAGAGGCTATTCAGGCCACTTGTGATCGGTTTGAGATTAACACTGATAAGCGCATTGCTGCTTTCTTGGCTCAGACAGCTCATGAGTCTGGTGGATACACCATGCTTGAGGAGAACTTGAACTATTCTGACGCTACTATGGCTGCTGTGTGGCCTAATCGCTTTGCTGAGGTAGGCCCAGACAAGAAACCTATCAAAGAAGGTGGTAAGAACAAGCCAAACAAGTTTGCACTGGCTCTACATCGTAAGCCTGAAATGATCGCCAATGTCGTTTACTCGAATCGTATGGGAAACGGTACGATTGAGTCTGGAGAAGGCTGGAAATACCGTGGTAGAGGCCTTAAACAGCTCACAGGCAAGGATAACTACAAGCGTTGTGGTCAAGCCTTAGGAATTGATCTTGTTGATCGTCCTGAGCTTCTATTGACCCCTGATTATGCTGCCTTGAGTGCAGGATGGTTCTGGTCTGCTAATAAGCTAGGAGACTATGCTGACAGGGATGACTTTGTTGGTATGACAAAGAAGATCAATGGTGGGACTATTGGTCTAGCAGACCGAGAAGCTAGGTACAAAGCAGTTCTAGCAGTATCATAAAAGAAGCCCTCGAAAGAGGGCTTTTTAGTTACCAGATAAAACAGATTGTTAATATACCTAGATGAAGGTAAATAACTTGGTTTGGTTCAGTATCAAAGTCAGGTAATTCTTCTTCGTGAGGAGTCACGTAGATGCTATCCGCTTCAATACCAAACACCAGACCAGCCTTAAATTCAAAGTCTACTAACATTACCAGTGCCTCCAAGTGTTAGCGATGATGTGGAGACAAGTTATCATCTCCACGATCCTCATAAGTACAACAGCCTTACCCTTCATTGATTACATGAGGAACAGTGCGTACTCCAGGGAACTTCTCAAGGAACTCTTCTCTGGTAATGTCTTTACCGATATGAATCTCTTTAAAAGGCTCTCCTGAGCTTTTAAGCATTGCTTTCATGGCTGTGCAGGCAGGGCAGTTATCCTTTGTATAAACTACTTTCATACTCTATTTCCTTTTGATCTATTTTCTGATCTAGAAATTATACGAAGATTCCAAGGAACATGAAGACCGCTGACATTCTCACCTTGTAAAGGAACAATGTGATCAACTTCATACGGACCTGTACCTTCTTTATTAAGCATAGCACAAACAGAATAAATACATTTAATATGCAACAAGTCGTGTTCAGTTAGCCATGAAGGTGTACGATCTAATTGTTTAGCCCTTCGTTTAGCTTTCCTGACATAGTAATCTTGTTTATTATTAGAGTAATATTCTTTTCTGGCTTCTTTTTCAACTTCGTGATTAGCATAATAAGCCTCACTACGTTCTTTAGAATCGTAGCGAGACCTATCATACTCAGCTCGACATTTTTTGCAGTTACTGTGACGGCCGTCTTTATGTCCTTTCTGTTTAGGAAAAGACTCTAACGGTTTAATTTCGCCACATTTACTGCATTTTTTCATATTTCGCAATTTCCTGCTGTACACGAAAGCATTTGAGCGCCTTCAACATTATCATTATGCTCCATAAAAGAATCCCAGTCAATACCCTCTGGCATTTTTAGCGATAATTCTAAATATGTCCCCTCGTTAATTTCTTCAAAAGGTGCTTGGCGATAAGTTCCACCATCCATGGGCAAGAAAGACACGCCAGTACATTCATCAAAATGTTCCCATACCCATGCACCAACTTTGGGCCACTCTTCTTCTTTAACACTAATGGTAATTGAGGGTTTATGTTCTGTCCAGTGACGCTGGAATACCAACCACAGATCCAGGTGCTCAATAGCGCTTAGATCCTCTCGTAGAACCGCACCATCAGCTACCTTCTGAGGAAAGCTAAACACGGTGGTAGAGTCTGGCTTCATAACGCAAGGCTCAGAAGGAAATCCTTGAGCTTTGAGGAAGTCAGTCAGAGGGTCTTTGTTGTCAGAACGAACACGGCGAATGTAATGCTTACTATGCTGGGGATGGATACCGCTAGCAGTTCCAGTGAGCTGAGACACAGTTCCTTCCGGCTTAACACAAGTAATCGCAGCAGAAGCAGGGATGCCGAGATCGTCAGCCAAGCTAGCATTAGTGTTAATAGCGACATTCTTCAGTTCCTCAAGGCGTTTAGGTAGATCCATATCATAGGCGCTGTTCAGCAACGGATTGTCCAAGATACCAGTCATAGACACACCCAACAAACGTTCCTCTTCAGTGTTGGTCTGCCAGATCTTCCGCAGGTACGGGAAGTTTGTCATGGTCGATTGAAAAGTTCCCAGAATAGTTGCCAAACGTACCTTGTTCCGAAGTGTATCCATAGTATCGCTATTACGCACAATAACAGAGGATAGGTTACAGAATTGATAAGGGCGTAGGATAATTTCTGAGCAAGGATTAGTGCCCCATTCTTTGCCCAAGTTACGGCGACCATTCTTTTCTGCTTGAAGTTCTGAAGCATAGCGGTTAAAGATTCCTCGCTCACCAGAGTGTGATTCATAGATGTTAGACCATTCACGCATGAACTGACCAACGTCAGGCTTTACCTCGTACACGGCACTGTTGTTAGCCAAAGCTCGTTGACCGTTACCGTCCCACCAGTTACCTGCCTTAGCGTGAGCCATACGGTCATCGCCCAGGTCAGACAGAGAGATCATGGCACTACGGCGCACTCCACCAACGACAACAACTTCCCCGATTTTACAGAGAATATCGTGGCACTCGATTGTGTGCAGCTTACGCCCAATAGCTCCTTTGAACTTATTAACGACATACTTGAACAAGTCCACCAAGGGTTCTGGGCCTGAGGCTCGTCCTCCAAAAGTCTTAAGGCGTGTTCCGGCAGGACGAACTGCGGATACATCCCACTTTGGGACTTCTCCAGCGTAAAGCAAGGCGATAACTTGACGCAACGCTTTTGCCCATCCTTCCTTGGAGTCTTTAACAACAATAGTAGTATTACTGTCGTACAGCTTTTCAGGAATTTCTGGTAGTTTGTTAACATATTTCTGCTCCACACTAAAACCCACGCCAGTGCCGCACAAGAGGATGTACATAGCCTCGTCAAAGGCCTTAGGATCATCAATGGGCAGATAGGAGCAGTTATAACCAGCGATGTTCTGACGCTCCAAAGCCTCTCCTGCGGTCATAATCGACCTCATGCTAGGCATCACCTCCAGGTTAACCACAGCTTGCTCAAGCTCATAACGCAAGGCAGGACTCAGGGTGTAATTCTGTTTGTCTTTGAGGTGCTTCTCCATGAAGTTAAAGTAGCGAGCCACGGTTTCATCCCAGTGCTCACGGCGTCCTTTATCGTCAAGGAAGCGGGAATAACGGGATTTGGCAATATAAGTCTGGTAGGGTGTCATTATTTTCCTTCTTCTAGTTCAATCAGCTTTTCAAGATAGTGGATGGCTTTCTTGAGGTCATTTATACCGCCCTTGTCTCTCCAGCGGGACACGTATTTTACGCAGTTTCCAGTAAAATAGCAAAGGTTATTTGCATGAATATAGTCCCAAGGCTGTATTTCTTTGTCACTATAGTGACTCCCTGCCACTTGCTTGGTATTTGCACCTTTTTGGGGCTTTTCTTGCTCCATAACTTTCTTGATGTATTCCTCAGTTGTTAGAGGTGTCCAGGTGTCCATATTTCTTCTCCAAGTATTCAATGCTCAGGAACATTTCATCAAAGTGACCATCTTGTACCTCATTCATGACAAGAAGACCACGCCAATGACGGTTAGAAAGCTGATCCATATAAGACTCATCGTGTAGATAATAACTGCCCACAACGATAGCTGTAATAGGTTTTCCGTCAGCTCTTTTACCATAGGCGACTTGCTTACCCTGCTGATGCCCCGCAACGCAAGACATATGCAGCTTGCTAATAATAGCGCTAGGAGAACTAGCCGGACGTCCCATAGCACCAACAGGCCAATAGTGGTTGAACCCAACACCGTTGATGAAAACAGGATGAAGGAAATCGTGTACTTCCCAGTCTGCTTCATAGCCTAAGTCCTTTGTTGAGATCAGCCCTTCAAGGGTGGGATTGTTGTTTACAGCTCTGTCAATACGGTTCTCATGGTTCCCTAAGGTGAGTACCAGACGAGGCTTATAAACCTTCTCCTTGTTCTTCTTCTGTTTAGCCTGAAGATCCTTGAGAGGTTTAAGCAGCATTTTCATCGCATCTTTTGCGGTGTTTATGTCTGTTTTATACCGCAAGCCTTCAAAGTACTTGGAACCCTTCACATCGTGGCTAGAGAGGCTAGGCATATCAGCAAAGTCCCCAATGTTCACAACTACATCAGGTCGATAGTCTACGATGGCTTGCCCTGCCCAAGAGAGGTGCTCCAGAGGAACACCCTCTTTTACTTGACAATCAGGAATTACAAGTATCCGCATAAGGCTTGTGCTCTCCACTGTTGTTAAGGTCTTTACGCTCATAGATGCAGTCCATCAATACGCCAGCATCCAACTCACGGCCAGGGGCAGGTGAATAGTTATGGTCAAAGACAGGATTTGCTACAGCATAGTAGACCTTCTCACGGATAGGATACCCATAAGCAGCTTCAACGATCTTCAGCACATCTTCTACGATCTCAATCCATTGAGGGCCAGCATAGGAGTTAGTCATCTCAAAATGCTTGTCAGGAAATTCCTCTAGATCACTGTTGTCTTCAGTGATGCAGAAATGCACGGTTGTGTCTTTGTTCATCTTAGGTTCCTTCTTTAGGTTATGAAAATACTCATCAAGCTCCATTGAGTTCCTCCATGTATCTAGTTATAACTGACAACTGTTCCGCTGACAGAGGATAGATAACCACGCACCTGAAGTATCGCTTACCGTCAAACCGCTTACGTAACTCAGCGATGACTTGCGCGCCTACTTCAACGTAGATATTATCGTCTGTTTTAATAAAGTTAACTCTCATTCAAGACTTCTTTAATGCTAGGGAACAGTTTGAAGATTATATCCCTACATTGCTCTGCTACCTCACGATGTTCCTTCTGTGTGGCCTTATCGCAACGAATCTCAATATAGTGTAACCAGCTACGAAGAGTGCCGTTCATGTACATCTTTGACTTGGTCAATCCTTCAGGAAGCAGCTTACGAGCAACCTCTTTAGCGATCCCCTTCTCAAGAGCAGACTTGTACATAAACTCAGCATCGTATAAGACCCTACGCTGAGCACCTTCCCACCAGTAGGCTAGGTGACGATCATCAGTCTCAAAGCTGTTCTGTCTATTCTGTGTGTCCTGTGTACGGGCTTCAGAGTAAACAAAGCCTGAGGCTTCTGCGTATCGCTGGCTAAACTCCTGGAAGCTAAAGCTACGGTGCCTTAGGATTTGACGAGCAATATCTCTGGTTGTTTCAATTTCCATGCAGACATTGACCATCTCAAATGGACTCCAGTGCTTGTTCTTAATCAGGTACTTCAGGAGCCTCTGAGCAGTCTCAGGTTGATCCTGGTTCGTTGGATTGCTCACCCGAGCCATGTACGCTATCTTCTCCTCCGCTTGAGGTGTACTCCAAATCAAGTTTACCTGGGTCATATTTAGTTCCATCCTTTGCTGCTTCAAATAAAGCTCTTAAAATCACACTACGGATAATATCTTCCTGCTCTTGTGTGGAGAGATTCAACGTATAGTCTGCTGAACCGTCCTCATTTTCCTTGATTAGTCTGAATTCCATTCCTGAAGTTCCTTACAAAGTAATCAGCATCAACGATCACAAGAGGCTTACACTGGTTCTGTTTGATGAAGACAACAGGCTCATGCGTACCATGTGAGCAAGCCTGATTGTAAAAGTCATAAACAGCGATACGAGCGTAGCTCTTGCACTCAATCTGCCAAGGATAGATCCTACGAGCAGCAGGAGAGAGCATTACATCCTCTCCAGAGGCTCCCATGGACGTAGACTTGACATCATCCCCTTCAAGCTCTGGTGCGTACTCTAGGAGCCTTGCAGCAGCCCATTTCTGGAGGTTACGTCCCTTTGCCTTTGCACTACTTGTTTTCAACTCTTAGTCCTCTCAAATTGATGCAACAACGATCCAAAGACATCAGTGAACTCTTCATCGTGATTGGTCTTACCCATTGTAAACATAATGGCGTGTACCAACTCATGGTAGAAGGTTTGCTGAGTCATTTGCTCATTCATTCCTGTTCTGATTCTAATTTCTTGGGTGGTGGGGTCACAGATTCCGTACTCTGAAAGTCCCTCAACGTACCTGACTGTCCACTGGAATCCTGCAAGGGTAAAGGAGGTTGCCAGAGCTGGTCTGGGTATCGTCTTAACCACAGAAGCACTCCGTTCTCGGTAACTCTTGCAATATCACCATCATATGCTTTAACACAAGCATCATAGTATTCCCTTTCAGTTGTGCAGTCTTTAAGAATCTTCTCAGCCTTCACTGGCCCAATACCTTTGATTCCGATAATGTTGTCAGTACGATCACCTGTAAGAATCTGCATATAGAAGTTGTGCATTCCTTCTTCTTTAGTGATGTAGTACTTCTCTTTCTTCACAAAGTTATAGTGCCAGCCAGGGACTTGATCGAAATCCTTGTCGATAGAGACTATCCAGTAGTTCCCTTCTTGCGCTTGGATGGCGATGGCGTCATCGGCTTCTTGTCCTTCAACGAGTTCTGCTCCGAGTCGCTTGAGGTACTCTCTGAGGGCATGGTAGTGCTTTGGTCGTTGGAAGTCTTTTCGGTTTCCTTTGTAGGGCGCTGTTGTCGCCACCACTTCCCGAAAATTCCCTTTACCGGTGATATAGGCTCTGTAGTCATCGCAGTTAAGTTCCGTATAAACTATTTCAAAGATGAGTTCTTTAGCTCTGGCAAAACAGATTTCCTCTGTTTCCTCTTCTGACGCAAACGCTACCCTGTAAACGATAACGTCTGCGTCAATGAGAGCTACTTTGGGAAGCTCAGATGAGGTCGTCATCTTCTTTAGCGTCCGGCACGTAGGTCTTCACCTCAGTAACCGTCAGAAAGGTCTTCTCTGAGTTACCAACAATGCTAGGAGCGTTACCATACTTGGCACTCATCTTGTGCTTATAGGCACTCACAAGAGCCTCACACTTGGAACCATTACCAAGGGTATCAACAGCAATAGTCTTGCCATCAGCGTCCATAGGCTTGAAGATAAACTTGCTCTTGACAACAATGAAGTTACCTTGAGATTCCTTGAACTTCACACGAATACCCAGGCTTGTGAGCTTGGCTACGTCTTCGTCAGAGATGTTGCAGATCGTGCACTCATAGCGGTCATTGTCAGTGTTAAAAGCTTTATTGAATTCGCTCATCCATTTGTTCCAGAAGAGCTCACCAGAGATTTTAACGGGTTTCAGATCACTCATTTTTCAATTCCTTTGAAAGTTAATAAAATGCTTGTCTTTCCAAGCTGTCAATTCAGGAACTTTGGTGGTTCAGCATCTAAGCTGTCTGCCAAAGCATCCATGTATTCTACCGCAGCTATAAAGATCAGGTAAATCTGATCCAGCTCTAGGTTCACTGTGTGCTTCACCATGAAAGAGTCACCAGTGACATCAATCACGATTCTAGCATCATAGTCTCCCTCAGTGAGTTTCTCGCCAATTTTTTCCATATTTATATTCTCCATCTAAGGGACAACGTAGTTTAAAAAAGACACCAGCTTCAACGATGGACTGCTTTGCAGCCTGTCCTGTCACCTCTGCCAGCTTCTCAGGAACCTCAAACTGAAACTCATCATGTACGTTAGCTACCATCTTTACAGGCCACTTGTTGAGCTTGATTTTATCATTAAAAAGCACCAGAGCCTTCTTCATCACGATAGCGCCAGCACCTTGAAGTAAGCTGTTCAGAGCTGCGTGTTCAGATCGTACCCATATCTTCCTACCATCTAAGCCAGGAACCCATCCCTTAGCAGCATATCTGGAAACAGTTGATAGGAGTCGTGCAAGCGCTGGGGTCTGCTTAAGGAACTTGTCTTTGAGCACTGCTCCGTCTCTTGCACTGCCTCCAACGATAGAACCAATCTTCGCATCTCCTGCACCATAGAGGAACGCATAGATAAAAGTCTTTGCATTGTCTCTAGTAGCAAGTCCCGCTGCTCGCTGGTTAACTGTGTGAACATCAGTTCCATCCTTAGATGATCCCTCAGTGACAGTTCGTACATAGTTTTCATCCTTCATGTAATGAGCAAGCATACGTAGCTCAAGACCGCTAGCGTCACAACCGACCAATACATTACCATCTTCCACCGTCCAACATTGTCTACATTCAGGCCCATACAAGCTCCCTGCATTAGGAATCTGTGCCATGTTAGGCTTAGAGTGTGTCATACGACCAGTTACCGCACCATTGGTGATTACCCTACCATGCACACGACCATCGCTACCCATAGCCTCTAACCACGATTCTACCTGAGCAATACGCTTCTGAAGCAACAGGTACTGAGCAATGGTCTTAGCCTCAGGAAGATCCACATCCATGAGCACAACTTCATCGACAATCGGTTGTCCAGTCTCTGTGAACTTCTTAGGCTTCCATCCTAGCTCTTGGAGCTTTTCTCCGATCTGCTTTCTTGATCCAGGATTGAAGGTAACGATTTCGTCTTTGAGTCGCTTTCCTGTCTTTTCTGAGACTCGCTCAAGGGTGATAGGAGGCCACCTTTCTTGCATTTGTTCATATATTCCTGCCATTTTTGTTTTGAGGTCAGTAAGAAGACAGGTAGCATGAATGGTGTCCAGTTTGAATCCGTTACGTTCTTGTTGAGCAATGATTGCAGCTACTTGGTGTTCAAGCTCTAGCGATTCTTCTGAGAATTGTTTAGCCTCCAGCTCTTTGGTAAGAAACTTGTAAGTCTTTTCAAGAACCTCCACGTCACGTACACAGTAACTCTCCAATAGATTCTCAACAGGTTTGTCATAACATTCTCCAGGATATTCTTCACGTCTGTTCATCAACCAAGACCAGACCGCAGGATAGTCAATCTTCTGAATACCGAGCTGCTTTCCGTAGCTTTCCAAGCTGTGCCCGTTCTCTCTCGTTGGCTCTAATAGCCTGCTTGCTACTAATGTGTCGTATGTCTTCTTCAGCCCGATCTTCGTATTCCATAATCTGTTCAGGTGGAAGAAGTCGAAACTTAGACCATTGTGTGCTATCAGGCGTGTAGCCTTGCTTAGATAGTCGTTTAGGCCACTTGGATTTTTCCATACTTTAGTGTCTCCGGTGTCAAGGTTCTTAGTTACCACAAGGTGAATCGTTTGATGATCCAGCGTTGTTTCTATATCCAGGGCAATTCTCATGCGAGGCTTTCAGTTGCTCATATTGGTGAATAAGTGTCTGGTACTTCGATTGTAACTCATAATACTTGGTTTCAATGTCCATCATTCGGTGAACTAAGGTGTCTAAGTCAATCACTTTATAAGCCTCCAAAGTCCAATCTGTGCTAGGGCATAGCCAGTCCACACAAGTCCATTATCGTAGTCACCCTTGTAGAACCTCAATGCTCCCACAATAGCGTAACCCACCCCTGTGGCTCCCACAATGACGTGCTCAATCATTGCTATTTTCCTTCAAGCTCTTCTCCAAGCGTTCAATGCTTTGAGCAGTACGCTTTTGTTCCTTCAGATACTTCTCAGCATCCTTAACGATCTTGTCTACTTGATCTTTACCAAAGATAGCCTCCCAACGCTTAGCGTATTCCTCGTTAGACACACTAAAGGGACGAGGAGAGCTGCCTTTACCTCCATCGGACTGTTTCATAGTTCCTCCATAGTTACTTCAAACATTCTACCACTATCCACATCGTAGCGTAGGTCACAGGCAGGGCCAGTGTAACCCGCATAACGATTTTTCGCAACAGCAACTTTAGTGGTATGACGCTCTAGCGGATCAGCGCTCATGGAGTTCCTCTCAAGGGTAATCACAGCGTCTGAGAGCTGAGCGATAGCACCAGAGCCTCGCAGTTGGCTCAGAGAGACTGCTTGTCCATCCTCGTGTCCTTGATTACCGCTAGGACGTTTGAGGTGAGACACAACAATCAGCGTGATCTCTAGCTCCTGCACAAGTGTACGCAGGCGAGTCATCAGCACATCAATGGCTTTGCGCTCATCTCCAGCATCTTGACCAGAGATGATAATAGATAAATGGTCAAGAAACACGATGCGACAATCACAAGCCTTAGCCATGTACCGGATGCGATTAATAATATTATCAGCAGAAGTGCTACCGAAATGGTCAAACAGAAAAATCCTGTTAGTGCCAAGAGTATGGTCGAAAGCATCTTTGAGTTCCTCGTTAGAGACTTTGGTGTCCGGTAAGTGTAAGAGTTTGTTAGCCTTCAAGCTCATAATGCTCCTGGCAGTC